AGATGAAGAGAAAGAAGCCATCTTTCCGGAGAAGTACAAGAAAAAGGATGATTCTTAACCTCGTCCTGTCTTACGTGTAGACGGTTTTGTTTCAGATGGCAATTTAAGAAGCTTACGACTTAGTTCTTCATAAGAGTCTTTGACGTAAATACAATCATCTTTGCTGAATCGGATAATAGTGTAATCTTCATCTTTATATAAAGATTGGATAAAATCAATGTTGATAACCTTTTCAATATCATAGGCATCAATCACCTTGATAAAATTTTTCATAACAGTTTCATTTAGTAAAGAAACGGAAGCCCTGCATCCGGCCTGAGAAACTTGATTCAGAGCTCCGTGTCTTTCGATTAAACATTTTAAAACGTAATCTTTAAAACATTACAAATATGAGCAAAAAAAATGGTTCGGACAATAATATTGTCCCAAATCTCAAAAAATTACCCCTCGCAGAGTATTTTGCAGCCTTACCAAAGGCAGAACGTCGTCCAGTTATCATATCAGCTCCTAAAGAAGATGTTATTACAGCTATTGTAGAAGCGACACAACGTAATCGTCATACAGTTCGTTGCTGGATGTATGGATATACCCAACCTAACAGTATGGTTGAAAAAAAGATTGTGGCTGAGATCTTACAATCAGATGTCGCAACCTTATTTCCTGAAAGAAAGGAGGAATGATTATGACTGGAATGGAATTTTATTTCACTCCTAAAGGTGAAGTTATGATTATCGATGAATGTGGTACGCGTCAATTGGAACAGTCAAATCGGGAGTTTATTTCCGAAATCATAACTCGAATGGGAATATTTTGGCCAGAAGCACTGGAGAAAGCATCATTGGAATATACAGACCGACGGTATAATATTCCTTGGTTTGAATTTTCAATAGTACGTCGTTTTCTTAAATGTAATTTTGGTGAGTTCGATTCAACAATGGATATTGATCAGATGGGAAACTTTCACTTTGAGGAGGTCAAATGTCCGTTAAAGGGTGAATGCAAATATGAAGGAATAATCTGTAAACCAAAATTTAATAGTACACTCTCGGAACGTGAGTTAAGCGTTATGCGATCATTTTATGAAGGGATGGAAGAAAATGCAATAGCAGATAAGTATTGCATTTCATTGGAAACTGTACGTACACATAAACGGAATGCCTTTAGGCGTATAAATGTCCATTCCTTGGCAGAGTTCTTTTAGTATGCTAGGAAAAACAATCTATTTCAATAACAAGTAAACTCTAAAATCAATATTAATCAGGCAGCATAGCATAGAGATGCAGATGTGTTTCAGTAAATCAGCTCAACACCATTCAAAAGTTAAACAAAGAAACAGCCTATTAGAGATTATGGAAAATTGCTTCGAAATGATGGTAGCACGATGTATTAAGATCGGAACAGTTCAAACGTTGACGATGTTAGGACTACTCCCCGAAGTAGTAACAATATCACAAGCGGAAGATATATACGGAAAACGCCTGATTACAGAATGGCGCGAAAAAGCCTGGATTAAGTTTTATCCGGCAAATAATAAGGAAAGAGGAAAATATTATGTGAAGCGGTCAGAACTGGAAACAGCTAGCGCAATGATGGATTTGCATAATAAAGTTCCGGACAATATCATCAAACAATTAATGCAGACAGCTGTATGACACAAGTTAAACAAGGAGCTTCCTTATTAAAGGAATTACAGGATAAGATAGGAAAGCAGTTGGATGAAAGAGAAAGCGCTATTAAAAATTACAGTCCTTCTCCCATCAAATGTAGTTCATCAAAAACAGATATCAGAAAAGAACCTACAGCTGAAGACATACTCTTAATGGAAGAATACAGCCGTGGAGTATACCAAGGAGACTAATAAATAACTAATATTTAAACAATTATGAGTAACAGTATTCAAATTAGAGTGGAGGAGCTAAACGCACTTCCAGCAACGAAAATTGTCGAAAACGAGAAAGTAGAACAGAAGTTCATCGGTATGTATAACGCTATTTGGGGTACGGATATGGGTGAACAGATTTACAACCGAGAAAAATTTCATTTCAACAAGTTGTTGACTGAAACACCATCTTTACAAGAATGCACGAAACTATCCCTTTTCGGTTGCTTTCTTGACATGGCAGTGAATGGTCTTTCACTTGACCAATCAGGCAGACCGCAGTGCTATTTAATTCCTCGTAGTGCTAAAGTGAAAACTGCTAATGGTGAGGTATGGGAAAAACGTGCTGGGCTCACAGTTTCAGCCTATGGTGAAGTATATATGCGCCAGCGTGCCGGACAAGTCCGCTATGTAGATAACCCGGTAGTAGTATTTGAAGGTGATAAATTTCGCCCAATAATAGGACTAAACGGCGCTAAATCAATAGAGTATGAAGGAGCTTTCCCTAGAAAGTCAGACAAACCGGTTGCTGTATTTATACGTATTGTACGCAATGACGGATCGGTTGATTACTCTTGGATGATGGAATCAGACTGGAAACGTTTATCAACTTTTTCAGCAAAGCAAAACAAAGGAACGGCAAACTCTCTGTATACCTCCAACGGCGGACATATTGATACAGGATTCCTAGAAAACAAAATGATTAAACATGCTTTCGATGCATATCCCAAAGTACGAACTGGCAATTATACATCTATGGAGACACAACAGGAAGAACCTGTTGTTGATTACGGGCTAGTCGATGAAGAAAAGGTTAATGAGCCTATTCAATCTACAGCCTCTGCAGATGATACCAAAATACCTTTTGGGGAAGAAAAACAATTAGACGCTCCGGAGCCCGTTCAAGTGGCAGTATCTGACGATGATGCAGACGGAGGCTTCTAGCTATTACTAACCAATTTAAGAAAACGATTATGGCAACAGAATTAATCAAAATAGACGAAGTAAAAAACATTTTTTCATCATTTCCCGAAATTATGGGAAGGAATACTCTCTCCGTAAAAAAATGTAATGAAGCAGGACAGGCTCTCCTTGATACAATCGAGGGAGAAGGTATGAATGAAACGATAGATCAGGCTGCAGCTGACTTCTTGAAAAAAGTAAATACTACTCTCAAGAATATGGACGAACGTCGCAAGCCCATCACACAGATATTCGATAAAGTTCGTTCTTTCTTTACTTCACAAGAAAAAGAAATTGATCCGAAGGATGCTTCTACAATACCAGGAAAGCTTGTGGCAAAGCGCAATGAGTATGCTAAGTTCAAATATGAAGAAGAGCAGAAGAGAAAGAAAGAAGCCGAGCAAAGAGTATTAATCAATAATGAAAAGGCAAGCTATCAACAAGCAATAGAAAATGGACTTCTTTCTTATTTCAGTTCATATCTATCTTCTAAGGTAACCGAGCTGCAGAATATTTTTTCGGGATTGACTTATGTAAACTTTGATAGAGAAGTAATCGGTATAACTGTTTTCCAAACTGATTACCCGAAAGCTCATTTTGATAAATTCACTGCTGAATATGCTACCTATTATATCAATAAGGAGATAAAAGCAGAGATTCGCAAAAATACATTGCTGGGTAAATATGAGCAATATGCTCAACAGTATAAGGCTAAAATTTCAAGTGTTAAACAAGATCTTATCGACCGTATTCCGTCTAAGCGTAAAGAGTTGGCTGAACTGGAACAGCTTCGCTTGGCAAATGCAGAAGAAGCCGCAAAAGCAGAAGAATTGCGCAAACAACGAGAAGCAGAAGAGGCTGCCAAACAATTACAAGAGTTAAAGAGAAAGGAAGAAGCAGATAGGCAGGAGGTTGCAATGAAAACGCAACAAAGCTCAATCGGTAATCTTTTTGCTGGTGCTGCTGCATCTGTTGCACCTCCACCGACAAACGCTAAGGTAAAAGAAAAGATTGTTGTTCTTCATCAGCAAGGATACTTGGAAATATTTCAGATGTGGTGGATAGGCGAGGGGCAGACTCTTCCTTTTGATGAGTTAGAGAAGATCTTTAAAAAGATGACTACATACTGCGAGAAGAAAGCAAACAGTAAAGATCAGACACATATTGAATCACAATTCATCAGCTACGAAGCAGATGTAAAAGCTAAATAGTTATGTCAAATCCCGATTCATACTATTCACGTTCGGAAGTCAGTAATTCAGATCTGACAGAGCTTAAAAACTATCTTTATCCCCGTGTTCAATACGGGGATAAAGAAAAGGCTTTCAAGTTCGGTACTCTCGTAGATGCTCTTATCACAGAGAATGACCGTGTCCGGTATGACAAGCTGATGGTAGACGATTACTTGTATACGACAGAAGAATTTGAGCTAGGGCTTGAAATGCGTAAGGCGCTCCGGAAAGAGGCAGAGAAAGATCAATTCCTGGCTGTCGTGTTGGCGCAATCTGATACACAGAAGTTCATGGTAAATAAGCAGCAGGAGTTCTATTATGGAAATTTTGCCTACCATCTTGATACACGATGTAAATGGGATTGGTGGTTGTCTGCTTACAATTTTGGAGGTGATTTAAAAACGACTTTTGCAGAGTCACAGGCGCAATTTGATGAAGCTATCGACTTTTTCGACTGGGACCGTTCCCGTGCCTGGTATATGGATATTGCAGGGAGCAATAGAGATTTCATCTACGCAATCTCAAAAAAGAACTGTAAAATCTTCAAGCATTTTATCACCGACCGTAACCACCCTACGTATATCAAGGGGAAAGAGAAATACGAGGACCTTGCTTTTAAATGGTGGCAACTAATGGTTTAAATATATTTTAAGTGAAAACAATATGAACTTACTAATCACTCCAAAAGAACAAATTTTGGCTGAATTACAAAATATTGATTCTTTTCTCAATATCACAATGAGCGAAAATGCTGAAGAAGCCGTACAGCGTGGCAATGACCTGGCTGTATATGTTGCTCGCTCCGGCAAACTGCTTGCAGACTCGAAATACTGGCTTAATGAGACAATGAAGTCCGAGGTCATGCAAACACTCGTTGATACAGCTAAAAATGCGAAAGCGACAGCAACAGCGATAAATGCCCTAATTAGTTCTTTATGCCGGGAGGAGCGATATCTCGTCGATTGGTGCGAACGTTGTAACCGGACAGCAACACATCAATTATCATGGTGTGTAACTGTGATAAGTAAAGCAAAAGAGGAAATGAAAATGGCCGGAATGCATAACAACAAAAAGTAATTATCATGAAAATTTTAAGAAAAATTACAATCGGACTGGCCGTTGTCGGCCTGTTTACAGCATTATCTTTTTCTCAAAGAGAAGATGCAACATCAAGAGAAATAACTACGGCTGCCGTCATGGGAGTTGTATCAACATTTAGTATTATCACTTTATCAACCAAAGAAGATTATGGAACAAGTAAAAAATGAGATCAAAAAGGCAGTCGTTAAGAAAGATCGGCTGAATGTAGTGTACAATGAGCGTTTTTCTGAATCAAACTACACAAATGTAATAAACAAGAGCTGTGATCAGATCATTCACAGTGATTTAAGAGAAGCGTTTAGCCGTCTTAAATTGCATCTTGTCGTATTGTGTGAGCAGCCGGAAGCATCTAAAATCGATAAGGATAGTTTTACTTCTCCTGGCTATGCAGAAACCTTAGAAAACTATATTATTACAGGTTATGCGAATGACAGTGTCGATGGGGTTTCTGGAATAACTATCATGGGATCCAAACTTCTTCAGTCCGGCAAAGTCGTTGACTTGAAAATCTTCGTTCCTCTCCTTGACGAACAATATCTCTACTACGAAGAATTAAGCATTGATGCAGCTGCATGTGATGCTGAAGTAGAAAGTTACCTATTTGAAGAAAAATGGGGAATTAGACAAGAACGTCTTGATTTCGAAACCGATGAACCAGAAGAAGCTATCATAGTGGAAGAAAAGCCGAAGAAAAAAGGAAGAAAAAAACAGATAGATGCTCCCGCACCTCTTGACGCAACCGCATAACTTACAATCACCATAGGGGGAAATTATCCCCCTATAAAATACTCTAAATCATGAATATTGAATTAAAAGGAGATAACTTTGAATTATCATTCAAGTATAAACCTTCTATTGTAGATCGAGTCCGACAAATTCCCGGAAGACGTTTTGACGGTGCAAAAAAAGTTTGGATAGTTCCAGCTCGGAGTAGAGTTGACCTTGAAAGAATGATTTATCAAATACGGCAATTTGAGAATATCAATTGGGTAAATGGTACAGAAAAAAAGGAGGAGGATATCGCTTATGATATTCCGGAATTACCTGATTTAACCGTTCCGCACAATTTGAAAATTCAGCCTTATCCTTATCAACTTAAAGGTATTGCACGTGGTTTGCAACTTAAACGATTTATGAATTGCGATGAACCAGGCTTGGGGAAGACATTACAGAGTATAGCAACAATTAACCTCGCAGACGCTTTTCCTTGTCTTGTTGTATGCCCTTCATCATTAAAAATCAACTGGCTACGTGAATGGGAGAAGTTTACGGATAAAAAGGCGATGATCCTAACCGACAAGGTACGTGATACATGGACTTTTTTCTTTCAGACAGGAATGCACCAGGTATTTATTGTTAACTATGAATCATTAAAGAAGTACTTTGTACAACGTATAAAGAAAGCTGAAGGCTGGACGCTGCGAGATGTGGAATTTAGAAACTCAATCAATTTATTCAAGTCTGTTATCATTGATGAAAGCCATCGTTGCAAATCTGCATCAACCCAGCAGGCTAAGTTTTGCAAAGGTATTTGTACCGGCAAAGAATGGGTTATTGAATTGACGGGAACACCGGTGGTAAATCGGCCTAAAGATTTGATTCCGCAGTTGGCTATTTTAGATCGAATGAACGATTTCGGTGGATATAAACCATTTGTTGATAGATACTGTTCCGGACAGAGAGAAGCATCAAATTTGAGAGAATTGAATTTTAACCTATGGAAGTACTGTATGTTTCGTCGTGAAAAGTCACTTGTCCTCACAGATCTTCCCGATAAAATACGGCAGGTGAATACTTGCGAAATCACAAATCGAAAAGAGTATATGGATGCAGAACGCGACCTTATTATGTATCTACAGAAATACAAGGACGCTGACGACGATAAGATAGCTAAGGCAATGCGCGGTGAAGTGATGGTACGTATCAATATTCTACGGCAGATCTCCGCTCGCGGCAAAGTACGTGATGTGATTGAATTTGTGAAAGACTTCCGGGAGAATGGAAAGAAGATAATTCTCTTTTGTTCGCTTCATGAAGTTGTAGATCAACTGAAACGTTACTTTCCCACTGCCGTATCTGTTACCGGAAGAGACTCACAGGACGAGAAGCAAAGAGCCGTAGACGCTTTTCAGAACAACCCGAAAGCAGATATTATCATTTGCTCAATAAAAGCCGCTGGTGTAGGTCTTACCCTTACAGCATCAAGCAATGTAGCCTTTGTTGAGTTTCCCTGGACGTATGCAGACTGCTGTCAATGTGAGGACCGGGCACACCGTATCGGGCAAAAGGATTCTGTAACCTGTTACTATTTTCTTGGCCGTCGGACGATAGATGAGAAGGTTTATCGAATCATCCAGGAGAAAAAGAATATAGCTAATGCTGTAACTGGTTCTACCGAGGATATTGAAGAAAATATCGTCGATATGGTTGCACGTATCTTTGATACTGATTATGATGATGAATAATTTAAGTCAATAAAGAAAGGAGTCAATATGCGTGAAGACATAATGTACATGATAACCTACCCAGATGGTACACTTATGATGAATACTCAAAAGTATTACCGAAGAGATTGCGTCAGGTACTGGCTGTCTGGAACTAATTGGACATGGAAACAGATGTACAAGAAAGGCTTTCGCTGTAAAAAAGTGAAAGTTACATTTGAAATAATTGACTAATAACAATTCAGTAATGAATATGAGAACAATAAAATTCAGAGGTAAAAACTTATATAATAACGAATGGATATTTGGTGACTTGATTCAGTACGAAAGTGGTGAAATGGCTATTTTCAGCAAAAAACTTTCCCAATATGGATGCGAAGCTACTGAAATGTTTAATAGAAGTAAGGTAGAAACTACAACTGTGGGACAATTCACAGGCTTATTAGACAAGAAAGGGATGGAGATCTATGAAGGGGATATTCTTCACACTGTTACATTTGGTTTTGAACCAGAAGAATATACTGCAATTATCCTATATGATAATTGCCGCTTTCAACTATCTAATGGTCGAAATTTATTCTATTTCGGGCAATCTGACCTTACAAGAATGGATGATACTATCGTGATTGGTAATATCTATGATAATCCCGAATTAATTATCCCATAACAAGAACTGATATGAATAAATTATATTTCATTGAGGATTAACTATTAACAAAAATAATATAGAATTAAATGAAGCGTCCACAGAGCAATGGGTTATTTGAAGTTACAGGAGGTCAAGAGAAAGAACGAGGTTTCTGCTGTATGAAGCTGATAACTTTCCTCTCCGCTAATAATGTAACAGATTGGGATGAATGGCATGGAGCGCATCTTTCTGCTATGTCAGGAAGATGCCCGTATGCTTCGCAATGTCCGATTCATGAGAGAACGATAACAGCAGTAGGTAGAAGACCAATACAATTTAGCTTATTTTGAATTAATGACTAAAGAAAAGTGTATTTTATGTGGAAAGGAAACGGTGTCGGTTATTAAAACCGATACCGGCTTTATGTGTTATAATTGTTATGCAGATCAGCGTAATCCTCCACGTTCAAAAGAAGTACATAATAACGAGGAAGCTCGCATACAAACAGAGTTCTTTAAACTTATTCCTCTATATTTTCCTAATATACCTGACAAACTTATATTTGCCGTTCCGAATGGTGGAAGTCGTCATGTACGGGAAGCTGCTAACCTGAAACGTCAAGGAGTAAAGCCAGGTGTTTCTGATGTGATCGTACTTATTCCCAAAAAGGGTTTTGCTTCTCTTTGTATAGAGTTTAAAACGAGGGTAGGGAAACAGTCAGAAGAACAGAAGGAGTTTCAAAAACAAGCGGAATCATGCCGTAATAAGTATGTGGTAGTTCGAAGTGCATCACAGGCAATCGAAGAATTACAAAAATATCTTTCTTAATAGAATTGAAATATGTAATACTGAAATTCCACAGATTGAAATAGCTTTTATATGATAGGGGAGAGGGCATCTGTTTTTTTTATATCTTTGCTCTAAAATTACAAGTATGACATTTGAAGAAGCAGTTTCTTTGGTTGACAGAATTAAAGATCAGGTTGTCGGAGCTCCTGTAAAAGGTAGGCTCATTGAATCTTTGTTCATTGGGCCTACAAACTGGGAAGAAATGCATGTTTTTATGAATATCTGTCTTCAAAAAGGGGAAGATGAAGCTATCGACGAGTTTATTGGAAAAAGTTTCTCCGTGTATGGCAGGTCAGTAACTTATATTAATCCTGACCTTCCTCGGTGGGATGTAACCGTGTTAGACGATTGGGAAAAGACGATATACAATTAAAAAAAGTGTATGTAATGAGCAAACCCTGACCTCTTTTGTTTTAATACAAAGAAGCAGAGTTATGAAAAAGCAAATAGAAATACATAAAATAGATATATCCTCTTTATTGAAGTCTTATAACGCAGAACTGATGGATGCTTACGTTATTGATAATGATTTTATAAAGAAAGTACCAACAGATAAAACGACATCATTACAAAAAGCAACACTCCATTATGCCCCTAATAATTATTACTAATATTTTCATACTATAATATTTACCATCGAGATTGGTTTTATTTTTCCAGAAGGAATACCAAGATTCATTAATACTTGTTTCTTACAGATAAAATCATTATTATAATCACTAATAATCCAATCTACCTTTTTATGATCAATTATTCTTATTATCTTCTTGTAATAAGGTTGATCTACTTCATCAATATTATGTCCTAATACATAGACTTTTTGTATGTTTTTAAGGTTAGAGAAGAAATTGCCATGGTTTTTAATATTGGCAATGCAATCCTTGTAGATGCTTGAAAAAAAATTATTAATAGCTATATATCCTCTTTCTATCGAGTAATCATATTTCTCACCTTGTTCTTCACGCCAAAGCCTCTGTTCTTCTTTACTTAGCCCTTCTGGCATAATCTTATGATATACATCTCCCCATTTTAGAGAGTCCCAAGCATGTCCAAACAGAAGTTTTTTCCCCTCACCTATTTTATTATGTATATATGTTATTTTTTCACGAGGAATGCTGTATTTTGTTTCCAAAAAGTCTGTATAATTAAAATTAAGATATAAAGCATTAGAATCTAATTTAATTCTTTTTTTATCATCAAAATTGGAAGATTGAGTTATTTCATATATCCAGCTATTAAGAGCTTCCTGCAATCCATCTTTCAACGAGCTTAACTCTTTTTTAATATATATTTCTAAATTATACCAATCACGGTCGCGAAAATCCTCACCCCAATTAGGAGTATAATCTCCAAAGTTTTCTTCCAAAATTGAGGGGTCAAAATCTTTTAATTTTTCTTCAAAATTAGACCATAATGCAGAGGTTTCATTAATATCATAATAATTCCCTAATTGGTAAAATAAGTCCTCATTAGTAGATTCTAAATATTTCCTAAAATCTTTATAACTAGTTTTGAGTCCATGATGTAAATCAAAACCATTTCCAATTATATACAATACTCTATTCTCTTTTTCCTCATGAATAACTTTTCTTTTTACCATTTTACACCTTTTGAGGAAATATTCAATAGCACGAAAAGAGTTAATTTTGTTTGTATTTTTTCTCTTTTTTCTTCTCTTATTATGTGGGCTATGCCAATTCATATTCTTTATTTTCTATAAAATTAGAAAGTGTTAGATTCTTGTACAGAAACTTTTGTCATAATTATACTATTGCTGATTCGTACGGCTTTTTCAATTCTTCTACTTTTTGATAAAAATCTTTCATAAGAGGTTCATATCCTAAGGAAATTACTCTAAATTCTTTATTTTCACGTATTTTTTTTTTCTATTTCTTTTATAGGTTCTATATATCTATCTACTTTGTCTGATAATTTTATATTAGAAGGAGATTGTGAATCAGGTGACATAACATAGAACTGGTCTTTTACTACGCATATTCCTCCTCCTGGATGAATTTCCATGAGACTAAAATTCGTTATAGAATTTTTCAGTTGTTCCAAAGACCATGTATAATCATCTCTTTCAAGATACATTGAATATAATAAACTTGTATGCAAAGCCGAAAAACAAGCAATATATTTACTGTCATGTTCATATTTAAATGAAAGTACTATATGTAAAGATTCGTTCACCTCATTATTTAAACTGATTAAATCTTTCTCTTGTCGTAAAATCCTAGATATCACTTCTGTAGATTTTTGTTCCTGTTTTTCAATACTATCTTTAAATTCTTTATTTCTACTTTCGATCTCTCCCTTAAGCTCTATTCTTTGTTTTTCAATATCTTTTTTAAATTCAATTGCATTATAAATCTGATATCCTACAAGAACAGTTACAATAATTCCAATAAAAGTTACAATAATTCCAATATATGTTGATTCTGTCACTTCAAAGGGAACCACTCTTAAAAGTGAAAAACCTATTGCTACAATAGCAGCAGAAAAAAGCATCAAATTAATTACCCATTGTTTCATGTTAATATACTTTATAACAGTTTGCTTTATTAATTACAATAAATGCAAATATAACTATAGTTTTCAATAATACATTATTTTAGGATAAAATATATGTAATCGTTATCTTTCTACAAAAGACTGCTACTTCTACTTCTTAAAAAACTCCTATAAGCAAGCCATCCAAACACAAGTATAAATAATCCGGCATATACATCCATATTGTGTAAATTCCACCATGATAGCTCAATAAGCCTTTCCTTTTGATTAAGGAAGGCATCTACCTTATTACTAAGAGTATCCAACTGATTGGAGAACTGCTGTAAGGTAATAGATAATGATTCATCAATTTCCATCCTTTCCTGCTCATGTTTGGAAGCGGTGGTAGTACTTTCTTTGACTGGATACTGTTTTCCTGTCGAATCCGGAAGTGATAAATAAACTGTTTTATTCTCAATTTTCAGATCACTCAACTTGTCAGTAGTAATCTTCGTTTGCTTACTTGCATCAGCCCTCAATGACTCAATTATACTTTGAATACGACTCAATTCACCGGAATAGTCTACTTGCTTTTGAGTTTCCATATTCCGGGAAGTCTTGCAGGAAGTAAACCATATTCCCGACATCAGGAATATGGTTATATAGATTAGCGTTTTCATGGTCGGATCACTGTATTACGAAGAAAATTAGAAAATTCACTCCTGACATCGAAGCAGGGACAAGCCTTGATATATTCTGCCGGCTCTACTTCACCACTGCCGTCCAGATCCGGCGAAGTATCACGGTGTCCGAGTACTTCAATTATAGGATATTCCTTACAAAGCTTTGCGACCAATTCGCGTAGTGCTGCCCTTTGAGCTGGAGTACGAGTATCAGCAGGCTTTCCGGCTGCATCTAAGCCACCGATATAACAGATACCTATACTGTGCTTATTATACGAAGATTCGCTAAAACCTTTCGTATTGCAATGCGCTCCATCGATGGAAAGCGGGCGACCATTCTCAACCATTCCGTCAAGGTCAACAATGAAGTTATAACCGATTTGATTGAATCCCCGAGCCCGGTGCATCCGGTCAATATCTTTGGCTCGTAAATCCTGTCCGGCACGCGTGGCCGAACAATGGATGATAATTGCATCAATAGTTTTCATTTTGCGTCTCCTTTTTGTAAGTAGTTCGTTAAATAGGGGATGTTCTTTATAAACTCAACACTTAATACATAGTGCAAGAAAGCTACTACCTTGTAACCATTGCTAGAGTTGGGTAGAATTTCTTTGATATTC